ATACAAAAATAATTCATATGACATAAATGTCACGTAAATGCTTATACAAACGCAGCTGTAAGACTGTTGGTTGATTCGTCCCACAGAGCGGAGGCTGCCGACATAGCTTTGCTTTAACGGCAGTTTGCACCTGAATTGCCGAATGGCGGAGCTATGTCTTTTTAAAAGGGCGTAATTATACTCTTTATTTTATTTATGTATTCTAAAATATAATTTATTTTGTTTTCAAATCTGCCCTCCATATAAATAATTCCTGCATTTGTTGTATTATCAGCTGAGATATAAGTGATTAAATGTGCTTTTCCTAACTCGAAACAACAATCCAAAACATCATCTTCTAACCAGTTTGGAACGAAATTATTTTTAATATCAGGAATGTTATTAAATTGTTTTGATGTTTCACGACTACAACCGTTTTTTCGCTTTTCTAAGTAATTTTTATACAATAAACAAATAAGAACATCACTGTCTTTTGTAAGCTGAATTTCCAATTTTATCACCACCTTTATAGGGAAAGTTTATCAATAATTTTTAATATAGTCAAGGAGGAAAGTATGAATATTTATGAAGCAGCTGTTTTAGCTAAAAACAAAAGAAAGTGCATAACAAGGAATTGTCCTGAATTTGAACATATCGTAATTAAACCCACGGGATTAAGCGACTGCTGTATTGTAATATCTCAGACACAGAAAAAACCTCGATGGGAACCTACCGAAGATGACCTTATTGCAACGGATTGGGTGATTGCTGATGAACCGAAAAAGAAAGTCTCTTGATACGCTTGAGGCTCGCTTAAAAGCTACAGCGGTAAGCACAGATTTTAACATTGTAGAGGACTTGGAAGGCTTAGTGCGAACGTATGGAGTTTTAAAATCCAGGGATTACAGAAAAAAGCTTGAAGCCGTACTCGAAAAATATGAGACCTCGGAGCTTACCGCAATAAGGAACAGTGTGATAAAAGAGTGCGAAAAAGGAAATATGCAGGCTGTCAGGCTGTATGCTGAATACTTCAAGCCAAGCGAAGCCGTACATACCGATGACGGTCTTGCAGAGGTTATAAGGCAGTCCTCCGGGGAGGTATTCAAGAATGAGCAGTAAGTTCAGGCAGTTCAGCAAGAAGCAGCTTCAGGTACTTACTTGGTGGGCTAATCCTGTTATATCACAGAAATATAACGCCGTTATTGCTGACGGCTCAATCCGTTCCGGCAAGACTATGAGTATGTCATTAAGCTTCGTGCTTTGGGCAATGAGTAATTTCAATGAATGCAATTTCGCCATATGCGGAAAAACTGTAGGCTCTTGCAGACGTAACGTTATCACTCCGCTTCTGAGTATGATACGGCAGCGTTACAGGATAAAGGATAAGCGTTCCGATAACGTAATTATCATAGAAAGCGGCAATATTAAAAACAGCTTCTATATTTTCGGCGGCAAGGACGAAAGCTCACAAGACCTCATTCAGGGCATCACGCTTGCAGGCGTGCTTCTTGATGAGGTCGCACTTATGCCTCAGTCGTTTGTCAATCAGGCTACAGGTCGCTGCTCTGTGGAGGGTGCAAGGTTCTGGTTCAACTGCAACCCTGATACACCGTATCACTGGTTTTATCAGAACTGGATAAAGAAAGCTGACGAAAAGAATGCACTCCACCTTCATTTTACAATGGACGATAACCTCACTCTTTCAGAGGAAACAAAGAAGCGTTATCAGAGTATGTACAGCGGCACATTCTACGAACGCTATATACTCGGACTGTGGGTAGCTGCCGAAGGTCTGATTTATCCTATGTTCAGCAAGGCTCTGCACGTTGTAAAAGCAGAACCTCGTCACTGCTCAAAATACTATGTTTCTATAGACTACGGCACACTCAATCCGTTTTCGGCAGGACTTTGGGGAAAGTCGGGAAATATATGGTACAGAATAAAGGAATATTACTATGACGGACGAAAACAAGGTTATCAGAAAACGGACGAGGAATATTATACGGAGCTTGAACAGCTTACAAAAGGACTTAATGTAACCGGCGTAATAGTCGACCCTTCGGCGGCAAGCTTCATTACGGTTATCCGCAGAAAAGGAAGATATAACGTAATCCCTGCCGACAACAACGTGCTTGACGGTATCCGCTATACAGCAGACTGTCTCAAAAACAACAAAATCAAATTCAATGAATGCTGTGAAAATACGTTTGCGGAGTTTGTTTCTTATGTCTGGGATACAAAATATGCTCAGAAAACAGGCGAGGACAAGCCTGTAAAGGAACACGACCACGCAATGGACGATATACGCTATTTCTGTTATACGGTACTCAGCCGTGAGAGCGGCTTGGGTGTAGTAAGACTTGGGAGGTGATTTATATGCTTACAGATTTAGACTGGCTTGAAATCGGCAAACCCTTTCCGCCTGAATGTGCAGAAAACAGACTTTTAAGATACAGGGAACACCGTGAACTGTTCGAGGATAAGCATGAAGATGTATACAGAGAGCAGTTCAGACGTATTGAGAGAGTTATAGGAAATTTCAGCGAAATCATATCATATGCAACGATAGTGAACTATCAGAAGCTCATATCTCTTAAAACCGCTGACCTTGCTTTCGGAAGAAAACCGAATATTACAGTCGCAGATGACAGCAAACAAAAGCTTATTGACAGCATAGTACTTGATACTCAACTGTTTGATAAGCTTTATATGTCAGCTTTGGATGTATCACGCTACGGAGATACGGTTATTATGATAACCTCAGACGGCAATATTGATGTTGTTGCTCCTGCCTTGTGGTTTCCTGTTGTGGATAAATTCAATATGCGGAAATTCAGATATCATGTTTTCGGCTTTACATATGTTATAGACACCCACTCGAAGACTTACGGTCTGAAAGTACAGATACACAATCCCGACAATCCGTCAGAGTGCGAGGAGCGAAATTATGAGCTTCAGGGAAATTTTACATCCGGCTTTAAAATTCAGTGTGATATTACAGACCAAAGCAAAATGAAGCTTCAGACACACCTTGATACCTGCCCTGTTTACCGTATCAGCAATGTTATTACATCTGACAGACTTTTCGGTATTGACGATTACAGGAGCGTTGACAGTCTTGTTTCGGAGCTTATGGTTCGCATAAGTCAGATAAGCAAGGTTCTTGACAAATTTGCTCAGCCGAGTATGACCGGACCTCATTCTGCAATGGAGATGGACGATTTAACAGGTCAGTGGGTGCTTAAAATCGGGGACTATTTCCCCCGAAACAGCGAAAGTGACCCTAAGCCCGAGTATCTGACATGGGACGCAGGAATGGACGCTAATTTCCGACAGATAGAGCTTATAATAAATCAGCTCTACACCATATCTGAAATGGGAAGTGCCCTGCTCGGAGATTTGAGCAATAAAACAGGCGATGTTCCGAGCGGCTCTGCACTCAGAAGACTTATGATGTCACCGCTTGCAAAGGCAAGACGAATAACAAACAGATATGATGTGCCTGTCAAGAAAATGCTGTCAGTTCTCGCAAAAATAAGAGGAGTGGAAATAGCTCCGAACGAAATAACAATAACTTGGAATGACGGCTTACCCGGAGACCCTGCCGAGGATGCAGAAATAGCAAGCATCAGAACAGGTGGCAAGCCGACACTCAGCCAGTATACAGCTATACAAAGGCTTGACAATATGTCTCAGAGCGATACTGGCACGGAGCTTGAAATGATAAGAGCAGACAATATCGAAAGCAGTGCAGGCACAATGCCGAGTGTAGAGACTGAGAGCGTGCTTGAGGAAATTTGATGGCAAAGCTTACATATGAACAGGCGCTTGCAAAGCTTTATACAAAGGCAGAGACAGACCTGATAAAGACTATAAGAAGAAAAACAGCTTACGGAAATGCAACAGCTTATGAAAGGTCACTTCTCCGTCAGGTTGACGAACAAATTAAAGCGTTGCAGAAATCGTCTGATACGCTTGTACAGAAGCTTATCATAAGCAATTACAAAAAGGGACTTGACAGGCTTGTAAGCGACCTGTCAGCTGACAATACCGCTCCGGGAGCGTACAGCCTTATGAGCAGGCTCAACAGCAATCAGATTAACATTATTGTTGATAATCTGACACAGCATCTTAATATGGCAGCTTCCACAGTCGGAAGAAGATGTGATGATATGATAAGACAGGTTACGCTTGAGGCTATGGCGAAAAAACTTACACAGGGCAAAACTGTAAGGGAAATGCAGAAGGAGCTTGAAAAGCGGCTTGAAAATCAGAATATCACATCTGTTACATACTCAAACGGTGCGGAGCATAACATAAAGGATTATGCTGCAATGGCGGTCAGAACAGCGACTGCCGAAACTCAGAACACGGCACAGCTTGTACAGGGCAAGGAATGGGGATATGATTTGGTGCGTATGACAAGCCATTATCCTACCTGTGAGGTGTGTGCAATGTATCAGGGCAGAGTTTACGCAGTCACAAAAGAAGCAGCAAACGGAAAATACAAGGATAAAGACGGAAATCCGCTGAGGTTTTCCTATCTTTACGATACTGTACTTACCGAGGGTTATGACACGGTACACCCGAACTGCCGACATCGTTTTTCGATATTCTCGCCAAGAGCATATACGCTCGATGAGCTTGCAGAGTTCAGCAGACAAAGCACACAGCCCTTTGCTGACACCCGTTCCGATGCAGAACGCAAGGCTTATGCAAAGGAGCAGGCAATCAAGCGAAAACGCAACGCAAGCAGGAGGCAGTACGAGAAAATAAAAAGCTGTTTTCCGAATGACGCACCAAAGACCTTTGCAGCTTGGCAAAGAATGAAGTCCGCCAACTCACAGAAATACAGAGATTTACTGGAGGATTACAGAAAGCTTAATCAGCTTGACAACAGCAAACAAATAAACGAAACTAAGAGAAAAATGAGCGAGCAGGTTTTAAAGCTTCCAAAGGAACAGCAGGATATTCTGAGAGAATACAGCGGTTCTCTTGCTTCAAGGATTAATTATGCAAAGGGAGCAGGCAAAATGACACCTGAGCTTGAAGAAAAAGAAGCACTGCTGCATAAAGCATTATCTCAGGGAGTGATGCCCGAAGAAACTGTTTTGGTAAGAGAAACCTGTATTTCTTTTATGAACTTAGGCGTAAATAAAAATTCAACAGAAAATGACTTAAAAGAATTGATAGGGCATGAAAATATAAATGATATTTTTACATCGACAAGTTTCAATGCTTTAGACTTACGTGCAAGAGATACGAGAATGTATTTGACAGTACCTGAAGGTTACAAGGGTTGTCAGTATATCAAACCTGTTGTTTATGATAAATACAAGCATCAGGAAGAGGTGCTTTTTGATTCACCGTTGACATATCGCTTTACTGATGTTAAAATTGACGAAACAGGTAAAATACTTTTATTTGCGGAGGTGCTTAAAAATAATGGAAACTGATATATTGCTAAAATTACAAAAGCTGGACGGATACAAAGAAGGAGAATTAACAGCTATACCCATGTGTTCGGTTTGTCAATTTCGCAAGCCTAAAGGCTGTAAAATATATGGAGAACGTCCGCAGACTATTACAAAAGAACATAAAAAATGTGATAAAGCGATATTAGACAAAACATCTTTTTTGTATCCAAGATATATGGAACTTTACGGCTACAGGCATAAAGAAGAATAAAGCTATAAAACAAAAACGGCTTTTAAATGCTTAACAAGCCGTTTTTATTCTACAAGAATGTATTTAACTATTCCTAGAGGCTATATAGGTTGTCAATATATAAAGCCTGTTGTCTATGATAAATACAAGCATCAGGAAGAGGTGCTTTTTGATTCACCGTTGACATACCGCTTTACTGATGTTAAAATTGACGAAACAGGTAAAATACTTTTATTTGCGGAGGTGCTTAACAATAATGGAGCCTGATATATTACTAAAATTACAAAAGCTGGATGGGTATAAAGAGGGAAGAACAGTAGCTATGCCAATGTGTTCTGTTTGTCAATTTCGTAAACCTAGAGGCTGCAAAATATACGGAGAACGTCCGCAGGATATTATGGAGAAGTATAAAGAATGCAACAAAGCTATGTTGGACAAAACCTCACCATTTTATTCCACGTATATGGAAATTTACGGCTACAGGCATAAAAGCGAAGAATAAAGCTATAAAACAAAAACGGCTTTAAAATGCCCTACAAACCGTTTTTATTTTAATGATAAAGTTAATCCAAAAATAAATTTAAACGCAAATTAAACGCTGTTAAACGGTGTTTAAACGCTATATGCGTAAACAAAGATATTAAGCTCCCATAAGGGGGCTTTTTATATTGCCCGATTTTCGGGTAAATCAAATCAAGGAGGAAAAATCAGTGGAAAACGAAAACAACAACATCAATACAGAGCCGACCGACCAGAACGCAAAGGATGGTCAGACCGTTCAGAAAGCACAGACCGACAGCGAGCTTGAAAGCTTAAAGCAGTCCAATTCAGAATACGAAAAAGCTTTAAAGGGCATTTTCGGTGTGTCTGATGATGAGGAGCTTGGAGATTTATCTCAGCGTATAAACGCATACAACAGCGACCTTCAAAAGAAGCTGTCTGCCGCTGACAACAAGATTATTGCAGCGGAAATAAAGTCGCTGTCAGGTTATGACACGAAGCTTCTTGCCAAGGTCATTGACTACAGCAATATAAAGGTCGGCGAAAACGGAACAGTAACAGGACTTGACGAAGCTGTAAAGACAGCTAAAGAGGAGTTTCCTGCCGTAATCCTCAGACAGAAAAGCGAACCGTATGCACCGTTTCACCCTGCGGACGGCGGCACAGAAACAGTTCACAAGACAATGAATGATATTTTAAGAAACAGAAGGAGTTATTGATTATGCCTAACAATAATATAATCACAAGAAGCGATGCGGAAGCATTGATACCTGTTGAAGAATCAAAGGAAATTATAACAGCGGTCAGACAGAGTTCAGCTGCACTCAGCCTTATGCGTAAGCTGCCGAATATGACGGCAAAGCAGAGAACTCTGCCTGTACTTTCATCTCTGCCTGTTGCAGGCTTTGTAAACGGAGATAACGGACTTAAAGCTGTATCTGCGGCTGCGTGGGATAAAAAGATAATCACTGCCGAAGAAATAGCCGTTATCATTCCTATTCCCGAGGCTGTCCTCGATGACGCTCAGTATGATGTATGGGCAGAGCTTAAGCCTTCGATAGTGGAAGCTTTCGGAAAGGTTATTGATGCGGCAATATTTTTCAGCGTAAACAAACCGACAAGCTGGGAAAACGGAATAGTAACAAGTGCCATAGCAAAGGGCAACGTAATAACAAGGTCTAATGCCTCCGACATAGTGCAGGACATAAACATGCTTATGGGAAAGGTAGAAGAGGACGGCTTTGACGTTACAGGCTTTGCAGGAGATATTTCCAACAAGTCCTCACTCAGAGGTCTGCGTGACCAGAACGGCGGACTTCTCTTCCAGCCCTCGCTTACGGCTGATACACCGTCAACGCTGTACGCACAGCCTATCAATTATGTGAAGAACGGCTCATGGGATAAAACTCAGGCACTTCTGGTCGGCGGTGATTTCAGTCAGGCGGTATATGCTATACGTCAGGATATGACATATAAGATTTTGGATCAGGCGGTCATAAGTGACGGGGACGGAAGAATAATCTACAATCTCGCACAGCAGGATATGGTAGCACTCCGCTGTGTTATGCGTCTTGGCTGGCAGCTTCCCAACCCTGTTACAGCACTTAACTCTGACGGTACTACACGCTATCCTTTTGCCGTTCTCGCACCGCAGGCAGTATCAGGCGGCGGTGAATAAAATTATGCTTACAGTCGGAACAGACGCTTATATAACCGTTTCCGAAGCAGATGAAATAATAGCAGGCTGTCACAAAGGCAGCCTGTCTGAGAAATGGCTTGCGTTGAGCGTTGAGGAAAAAGAAAGTATTATACGGACAGCTACATACAAAGTTGACTGTCTGCCGCTTAAAGGCTGTAAGCATAACGCAAATCAGGAGCTGCAGTTCCCGAGAGGAATGTCAGCGGATATTCCTTACAAGGTAAAGCTTGCGACAGCTGAGGAATGTATCGCAGCCATTGATGAAGAACTGCTGAAACGTACAGCATTAAGACAGCAGGGAGTGACAAGCGTTACTCTCGGGACTGCAACTGAGAGCTACGGCAGCAGCGGCAGCTCTTTTTTATCGGCTGAAAATATTCTTTTCAGCCGACAGGCTTATAACTATATGCGACAATATATCATTGGATCGGTGGCGATAGTATGAGTGTTTTTGAGTGTTATTTTAATCATACAGCCGGTCTGCACCGTTACTCTTCGCTTAACAATTGCGGAGATATTGCCTATGAACCGCCGCTTGACAGTGTGCCTGTTTCAGTGCCTTGCAGGATTGAATACAATTACAAGGAGATAATCGACAAGGACGGAAATAAAATCACAAGTGAAGCGAGGATTTTTACGAATGTACAGTTAAATCCTCTTGATGTAGTTGTTGCGGACGGCAGAAGATACACTGTAAAGGCTTGCCGAAGAATGGACAGTCTGACGGGAGCCTTTGACCATTACGAGGTATATCTTTAATGGGAATACGTATTGAATTTAACGAGGGCGAATATCTGAGCGGACTTAGTGACGTTACAGAAAAGCTTCAGGAAAAGGTTAATGACCTTAAAAAGAAAAGTGTTCAGGGCTTAAAAGATGCACTTCTCTTTGTTGCTTCCGAAAGCCAGCAGAAAGCACCTGTTGAGTTTGGCGATCTTAGAGGCTCTGTATTGGTTGAGATAGATGATGTAAGGATTGCAGAGGGTACGCAAAGCGGACTTTCGGAAGAAGAAAAACAGCAAAGGCGTGAAAGCGGAGAGCTGAGTTCAGATAGCGGACTGGGGATTAACATAGTTTCAGAAGAAGTGCCTGAGAACGGAACAACAGGCAGAGTAAGTTACAACACTGTTTATGCAGCCGTTCAGCACGAGCAGATAAACTACGCTCACCCGAGAGGTGGTCAGGCAAAATATCTTGAACAGGTGCTGACTGACGAACAGGACAGAATACTTAAAATTATTGCAGAGGAAATGTGGGAGGACTGACTGTGCTTAAAGAGTTACAAAGCTTTTTAATCCGGCAGGGCTACCAAAATGTATACCGTGACTTTATGCCTGACTGTCAGAAAACAGTTCAGGCAATAAACATAACGGAATGGAATCACATTGTAGGCTCTGTAAATGACGGAACGGGAACGCACTACATACAAATTCAGTGCCGTGACAGCACATATGATAAGGCATACGAAACGTGCAGAAGTATATTTGAACTGCTTGACAGCGGCACGGATGAAACGCTTATCAGCCTTACAAACGATACATTCTGTATCGCAAGACCACGCAGAGGAGCGATCATTTATCAGCGTGGCGAAGGCTTTACAACAATGTACTGTGAGATTGCCTTGTGGGGTTAAAGGTTATTTAAAAAGCATCTAAGCTATATTTTAAAAACGATTTAAAGGAGTTAAAAACTATGGGTAAAAAATATTTAAAAGGATTTGCAAATTTCGGATTTATGCCTGTAACAGCAGATACAGAGGAAAGCTATATAGCAGGAGAAAGAACAAGAGTGCCGTCAGCGAGAACCTGTTCCCCCACGGATAACCGTCAGGAATATTCCATAAACGCAGATGACGGAGTTTGGGACAGCGGCTCAGACTGGATTGATACTACAAATGAAATTGCATTTGCAGAGGTTGATTTAAGCACACTGGCAGCTATGACGGGAGCAACCGTAAACGAGGATGGTTCTGTTGATGAGGGAAGCCTTGATGTTGCACCGACAATAGCAATAAACTACAGTGCCTTGCGTGCTGACGGAGGATACAGGCTGTTCAGATATTATTCCTGCAAGGCAACAGATGTTAAGGTGTCACACACAACAAAGGGTGAAAGCAACGATGCACAGGTTTATACGGTTACTTTCAAATGTACTCCCCGTAAGTGCGACAATAAAATCAGAAGCACTATTGACATAGCCAAGGGTGAAGCTCTCAGCTGGCTTGATACTATAGAAGCTTACCCTGCCGCATCAGCAGAGCCTGCCGCATCAGCAGAGCCTGCCGCATCAGCAGAGCCTGCCGCATCAGCAGAGCCTGCCGCATCAGCAGAGCCTGCCGAAAACGGAGGCAACTGATTATGAGCGTTATTGAAAGATTAGCCCGAAAAAAGGATAAAAGCCTTGAGATTTCAGCTCCACACAGCTATACGCTGCATGGAGTTGAAATTCATAAGCTCAGTGTTGCGGAATATGTGGAGTTTCTCAGAATGGCAGATAGTTTGCCCGAGCTTATTTTCGGCATAGCTTTTCCTGAATGCGATAATGTCGCTGATGTGATAGATAAGCTTGCAGGACTTGACAAAAAGGCTGTACTGCAGCTTACAGGCAGACTGCTTACCACCGTTCCGACAGAATTTTGCAGATTGCTGTCAAGCTTACTCGGGATTGACGAAAAAAGACTGCTCGATGTAAACTGTGACAATCCTTTAACGCTTAACGAGCTTCTGGAAATAATTGTTGCTTTTGCCAAGGAAAATGATTACAGCGATTTTTTTACGAGCGTGCAGCTGCTGAAGCAGATATTCAGCAGGACAGTAAGCCCTACACAGGAAAATACTGGCTGCAGCGTTGGTTAGCGGCTGCACAGTCAATAGGAATTACCAAATCCGAATTGTTCAATCAATATTACTATGACGAATTTATCTGCGTAATGGACGAATACAACGATATGCACACGCTTGAAAGCGAGCGTAAGGAAGCAGTTTATGCGGATGAGTTTGAATGATTTTGTTGTCGGAACTCCTCATCTTGTATATGATTGTTACAGGTGAGGAGATACTTTTAATTTTGACGTTTTACAGGAAGTGAAACAGATGGCAGAAGAACTGAATGTTGGAAGACTGGTGGCTGAAATAGCACTTGAAGCTGAAACCGAGAAAGCAAAACAAGATACTAAGAATGCTGTAGATAAAATAAAAGAGGATATTAAGAGTATAGAAACTACAGACGCAGCTCCTAAGATAAATTGGGATAAAATTCACAGCGAGTGGAAAAAGAACGAAGAAGAAATAGCAAGATATATGGGAAATATAGAAATTCCTGTAGCGATTGTTCCTGAAAAAATGGGAGCTAGTGATGCGATTAAAGACATTGAGGGAAGATTAAGCGAACTTGGATTAAAATCGGAAGAAGTTACAGGAATTATGAAAACTTGTTTCGGTGATTTGGATGTATATGTACAATATCAAAATAAGGTAGAAGAAATCTCAGTAAAGATACAGCTTCAGGAGAGAAAGGTTAAAGAATTACAGGAAACGTACAATCGCTATCAATCCGGATTATATGTACCGGAAGGAAGTGCGGTTGTAACAAATCTCGAAAGAGAAAGCTTAAAGCTTTCTCAGTTGGAGAATCAATTTCAGGAAGCACTTACAAGAAATGATGATTATGTAAACAAAAAAGTGGCAGCATATCAAAAAAGTGCAGCTGCAGCTGAAAGTGCTGCAGCAAGAGAAATTGCAAGTCAGCAAAAAATACAAAACAAAACTGACAGAAGCGATACAGCGTTGATTTTTGCGGATTTAACGACAAGCTTAAGGACGTTTAACTCCGTGTCTCCTACAACTATAGGAAACATTGGCACTATCATAAGACAGCTTAATCTCCTAAGACGTGCCTCTCAGTCAAGTGCCAGCTCTGTTGTAGTAATGGCGACATCTGCGTTAGCAGTAATCGGCACATTAACAACGATGGCTGTCAATTATTATAACAGCGTAAAGGATAAACAGGAAGAAGCACAGAAAAAGGCTGGAAGTCTGGCTGAAACATACAAGGAAAATTCAGAGAAGATCAAAAAATCGCTTGAGGAATATATCGAGCTTAAAGCAGAAATTGACAATTCCGTATCTTCAACATCAGAACTGCAAAAAGCTAAAGATAAATTGACGGAAACTCAGAATGAGCTTATAAAAACATATAATCTTGAGGCTGAATTGCTTGATTTGGTAAACGGAAAACTGGACGATGAAATATCAAAGATTGAAACACTAAATCAAAAGGAAGCTAAAAACTATGTTATAAAGAATAAAAAGGCGTATATGGACGCAAAGGAAAAGTTAGCTACAGTTTCAGATTATAAAATAGAGGTCGAGCCGTCAGAAAAACTTGACGAAATCTTTATTAACGAATTGGGCGGCTTTCGTGACGGAAAAGGTTATAAAATACGCTTAAATGCTGACGAAGCGGAAAACACATTATATAGCCTTTACGATAAGATAAAAAATGTTTTAGGCAAGGTTTCAGGTGAAACCCAGAATAGTATATCATCTGCATTAACGTCTATTAAGGAAGACGATATTGATGATTTAAAGAAAATTGTTGAAGATTATGAAACGGCAATTAATACCTCTCTCGGAAAGAATACAGATGAGAGTAAAAAATTAAACGAAATATATGTATCTATAAATAATAATATAAGTGCCATAGAAAATCTTTCTTCTTCTTATGACAAGCTTAGTTCCGATAAGCAGATGGATAACTCAAGGCTTATAGATCTGCTCGATACATACCCCAAGCTTGCACAGTATATAGCAGAAACAGGAGATTTATCTCTTGAAAGCGGAGAAAAAGTCAAAGAGGCACAGGCTGAAATACTTAAATCGAGTATAGCTGCACTTAATCAGGAAAAAGCTTATCTGAGCTTCAAGGAAAACAAAACCACAGAAGAAGAAAATCTTCTCAGGAGAGTTACAGCTTCTCTTTCGATTTATCAAGAACAGTTGAACAAAATAAACAACACGTCAGCACCGAAGCTTAATCTTTCGGATTTCAAGACCGCCGCAAACGATTTCGGCAACGCATATAAGACGCTTGCGGACAATAAAGAGCTTGATTTAAGCACTACACTTGAATTAATCGAAAAGTATCCCGAATTTGCACAGGCACTTAACAGTGGCAGTAATTCCATTGACGGTCAGCGAAAAGCTGTTGAGAAGCTTTTCGAGGCTAAGAAAAAAGAAATGCTTTTAAGCTTGCAGGCTGATGAAAAAGAGCTTCAATCTATGATAAATACGAACAACTCAGAGAAGCAGGTTCTTGAAACGAGAATGCAGACCTACAGCATGGTAGCGAGCGTTGTTACAGAGTGTAAGCTCAGGCTCACCGAGCTTGAGAGCAAATCAAAGGATTATACAGACAGGTTAAATCAGATAAAATCTCAGATTTCGGCTATTAACAATCTGAATATTGAAAGCTATAAAAACACTGAAAAGTCATCTTCCAAGCTGAACGATAAGCTTCAGGAACAGTTAAAGCTTATCGAACACAGACGAACCTTGAACAATCTGACATATGCAGAGGAAATATCGTGGCTGCAAATGCTGTACAGGGAATATACCGAAACAGCGGAAGAACGTATGCAGCTAGAGGAAAAAATATACACTGCACAGCAGAAGTCCTACACTGATTTATACAACACTCAGATTAAAAACCTTGAACATCTGAAAAATCTTGACCGGCTAAATAAAGAACAGGAGCTTGCGTGGCTGAATACTCTTTACAGTCAGTATGTACTTACAGCAGAGGAACGTATGTCGCTGGAAGAGAAAATTTACAGCGTACAGAAAGAAATTCAAAGTGAGCGTGAACAGGCTTTGAAAAACGCTGTACAGTCTGAGCTTAATCTGCTGGAGCATGAAAAAGCTATGGACAGGCTCAGTGCCGAGAATGAATTATTATGGCTTGAGCGTATTTACAATTCTTATGAGATGTCATACGAGGACAGGCTGTCTATGGAAGAAAAGGTTCATAACGCACGGAAGGCTTATGAAGCGGAAATTCAGAAGGTACAGCAGGAAACATTGGACAAAAAGCTTGAAGCTATAGAAAAAGCAAGAAGCACGTCCCGAATAACCTATGAAGAGGAGCTCAGACAGCTCCGCCATATATACAGAACGCAGAAGCTTACCCTTGAACAGCAGGAACAGCTTCTTGATAAAATAAGAAGCGTTCAGCAAAGTGCAAAAAGCGACCGTTCCGGTCAGTTTTCAAAGGTCGGAGAGGGAATAGTTGAAGCTCTGAAAAACAGGTATCAGCAACAGCGTGATATGGAAGAAAAGGTTATAAATGATTCCATTGACAACTGGAAAAAATGGGAAGATGAAACAGTAAAGGCTATTCAGTCTCAGATAGACGCACTGGACGAACTCGCCAACGCTCA